GATTTCAACAAATTCTACGTACGCGTATGGGCGTCTCTCGCAATGGTCGCGCTCGATCGCGACACGAGCGGCGACCGTTTCATCTATAACGGAGACCTGTACGCCTTCGCGGATGGCGAGAACTGGTTTCAACAGGATGGATGGTCGACCGTTCTCGCATGCCGCATAAAGAACGGCGCAACCGGCCCAGTACTGTGACGACGCTCTACACCGACAATACACTGTTCGCCCTGGTCGCCGATACGCTCGACGCGGCGTCCGCTCTCGCCGGTTGGAACTATCTCACCGTGCAACGCGATCAGCCGTCGCCGCAGGGTGCCGTTACCGCAGGGACGATCTACCTTGAGCGTCAGTTTGACGATCGGTACGGCTGGCCCGCTGTTCAGAGCACGTATAACCCGCCGACGCCGGATACGCCGCCCAATCCGCAGGGTACTTACACGAAGACGGAAAAGCAGTGGATCGAAGCGCATTTTCAGGTTTCGGCCATGGTAATCCAGAACCCTTCAGACCTGACATTGCCGACCGCGCTCGACGTCGTGCGTTATTGCGCTCAGTACCTGAACATGCGCACGATCGTCAAGCAACTGACGCGCACGAGTAACGTATCGGTACTGAAGGTCGGTACCGTCCGCAATCCGTGGGATAAAGACGATCGCGACATTTACGAAGCGACGCCTTCATTCGACCTGATCGTTCAGTATCAGGCGCAACTGGCAGTGACGATACCCGCAACAAACATTGTTCAGGGTGCCGTCGTCGAGGGTATCAAGGGAGCGGGCACTTTCCCTGTATAGCCATGGCAAAAACACGACTCGTCGACCGTCATATAGCCGCGCTTCAGGCGCTTGGAAAGCAGAACGAAATAGAAGCTGGCTGGTTCGAATCGGCCCGCTATAAAGCCGGTAAGGTGAGCGGTAAAACGGTAAAGGATAGGCAGGGAAAAAAGGTTAAAACGAAAGATCGCGAAATAGACCCGAAAAAAGTCGGCATGTCTATCGCATGGATCATGCGTATACAGAATTTCGGCGCAACGATCAAGCGTAAGGATGGGAAAATAATCAGAATTCCGCCCCGTCCGTTTATGCAATTGGCGTACTCGCGATTTCTTCAAAGACGAAAGAAAATTCAGGCGCGCATGGCCGAAGATTTGCTGAAAGGCAAGCTTGCTCCCGAAAAGGTTCTAGGCCAAATCGCGCTCGAACTCGAAGGCTGTATCGTCGACGCTATTCGAGACGGTGACTGGGCTCCCAACGCGAAATCGACGATTGAACAGAAGGGCTTCGACAAACCGCTGATCGACACTTCTCAAGCCTGGCAAGGCGTAGCAAGCTCAGTCAACGGCAAACAGAAGCCGAAACAGTAACCAATCACCCAAGTGGAGTCACATTCATGATTTCGATGAGCAGGTATATCAGCATCATTTCCGGCGTAGGCGCGGGCGCGGCGGTCGCGCAGCGCCAGCTAATCCTGCGACTCGTTACGCAGAACTCAGTGCTTCCGCCGGGCCTTGTCGCCCAGTTCTCGAACGCGCTATCTGTCGGCGCATACTTCGGTACGCAGTCCGAAGAGTACCTGCGTGCGCAAGCGTACTTCTCGTTCGTCAACAAGAAGATCAATAGCCCGTCCCTGATCAGCTTCGTGCGCTGGGTCTCGACCGCTATCGCCCCGATGATCGTCGGCGACACGATCGCCAAGGTACTCGCTTCGTTCGTGAGCGTTACAACCGGCACGTTGACGTTGAATGACGGCGCGACAGCGATCCCGATCTCGGCTATATCGTTCGCTGGCTGCTCGACCTTGACGGCGGTCGCGGCTGCACTGCAAACGGCTCTTCGCCTAAACGTCGATACGCAGTTGACGAACTGCACGGTGACCTATAACACCAACACGAACCAGTTCGTCCTGACCGGATCGAATTCGGGTGCCGGGACGTTGTCGGCAACCCCGACGGGACTGTCGACCGATATCTCCGCGCTATTGGGATGGACGACCGGCGGCACAATCCTTGTACCGGGTCAAGCTGCGGCAACGCCTGACGTCGCGATTTCCAGTTCGGCCGCAATCTCGAACAACTTCGGTTCGTTCGCATACTGCACGCCGTCGACCCCGCTCACGAACACGCAGATCGAAGCGATTTCGGCGTGGACCGATTCGCAGAACAACCAGTACATGTATTTGCTCGCGACGCCGCTGGCGAACCTGCAAACGCTGTTTGCGCTGATCGGCGGCTTTAGCGGCGTCGGAATCAACATCCTGTCGACGACCCAGGCCAATGACTATATCGAGCAGTCGCCGGGCGAAATCCTCGCGGCGACAAACTATAGTCAGGCGGCTGCGTCGCAGAATTACATGTACTACCAGTTCGCCAACCGGAACATTACAGTGTCCGACGACAACACGGCGAACCTGGTCGATGCATCGCGAGGAAACTATATCGGCGTGACGCAGTCGGCCGGTCAACAACTGGCGTTTTATCAGCGCGGCGTTCTCTGCGGCGGATCGCAAGCCGCTACCGATATGAACACCTTCGCGAATGAAATGTGGCTGAAGTCGTCTTTCAGCGCGCAATTCATGAGCCTGTTCCTGAACGTGCCTGAAGTACCGGCCGACGACAGCGGCGCCGCGATGCTGCTAGGCGTCATGACGCCGACGATCCAGACGGCGAAGACCAACGGTGTAATTTCCGTCGGCAAGCCGTTGAGCGCCGTACAGCAACAGTTGATTTCGTCGATCACTGGCGACACGACGGCATGGCGTCAGGTTCAGACGCTGGGATACTGGCTGTCGATCACGTTCACGTCGCAAGAGAACCCGAACAGCGAGCTTACGGAATGGGTTGCAAATTACCAGTTCGTGTACTCGAAGTCGGACGCTATCCGGTCGGTTGTCGGCTCCGATGTGATGATCTAACGCTGTCGAAGAAGGGGTTTTCGGCGCTAGTCGAACCCCTTCGACCGGTACAATCCGAATCACACAGGAGTTTATGCAATGGCTCAAGACATTAGCGTATTTGGCCTAGAAGCCAACGTCGTCGCCTCGACAACCTTCCCGAACGGTATCAACATCACGGCATTCGCCAACGACGGCGACCCGCTCGATTCGCCCGACCTGGAAATCGCTGATATGGCGATCGGCCCGAACGGCGATACCGTGACATGGTCCCGGCCGCAACTGGTCGAAATCACCACGACCATCATTCCGCAGTCCAACGACGACGTGAACCTGACCGTTCTCGAAGATGCCAACCGCGTTGCGAAGGGCAAGACGAGCGCGCAGGACGAAATTACTATCGTCTGGACGTATCCGAACGGCATGGTCGTGACGTGCTCGGACGGCAAGATGGTGACCGGTCCGGTTGTCCAGTCGGGTACCGCAGAGGGCAAGGCGAAGAGCAAGCGTTTTTCGTTCAAGTTCGGCCAGGTGACGCGCCAGAACCCGCCGGGAACGACGGCGTAATGCATGCTCGCGATTCCGCTCGAACAGGTACCTAACCAGCAAATCTCGTTCAACGCAGACGGGGTTTTGTGGACGATTCACGTCTATCAGGCCGTGAATCATATGTGTGCGGACGTGAGCCGTTCTGTTCTATCAACCGACCCCGCCGGTTCGGCAAGTCCTTTTCCGCTTATAAACGGAATTCGCTGTTTCGGCGGTATCGGTCTGCTTCCTTACCCTTACATGTATCAGCCGAATTTCGGCAACTTCATGTTCGACAGCGACGCAGACTGGACCGAGTTTAGTGCGTCGTGCAATCTGTACTACCTCGAACAGGATGAAATAGCGGAGTTCACGGATGCGCTTCAAGCTGGGGTGATTTGATGGCAACCATGACCATCGCATGCAACGAAAACAATGATATGTATCTGGTTGACGGCCGCAACCTTGGCTTTCTGACCGGAGCGCCCGCGTGCGCACAAAACATCCTGCAAAAAACGTTGATGGTACTCGGCGAAAACCAGTACAACACGGCGGATGGAGTCGACTATTTTGGAACGGTATTTACGCCCCAGCCGGATTACGACCTGGCGCGCGAGTCGCTCGAAAATAACATTCTCGAAGCCCCGGACGTCACGGGGATTTCGTCGTTGACGATCACACCGACGACGGCGATCAATCCGAACAGCGGCCTGAGTGAGGCCCAGTTTACGTACGAAGCGGACGTGACGACGATCTATGACCAGATCACCGTATCGAACACTTCGACATCAAATCAAGCATCCGTATAGGTGAAATGATGACCGCACAATCTGTATCGCACGGCGTGATCAACATCGACGTCAAGAATTTCAAGGCGTCGAAGCCTTCGTCAGTGCTTCAGGCAGAAGCCCCTCTCACGGCGCATCCGATTTCGACCGGTCCGACGCCGGAATCTGTTGTTGTCCATAAAACGTCCGCGCAGATCGCTGAAGAAGCGGTCGCACTTCAGGCTGCAGCCGAACAACTTCAAAAGGACGCCGCCAACGTTGCACCGGCCGCGTAATAGCGCATGATCGATATCAGCGGTTTCGGGACCGGCATAACGATTATTGCAACGACGTCGTTTCCGGTCGGCTTCACCCTGTCGTCTTTCGCGGATGATGAAGACGCGCTGAATGTCGAGAACACAGAAGTTTCGGGGTACGAAAAGCTTTACGACGGATCGATTTTCACGTTCGATAAGACGTCTCCACTGCTTCTTTCTGTAGGCGTCATACCGAACAGCAGCGACGACTCTAACCTGAAAGTCCTGATGCAAATGCGCAAGTCGAGCCCGCAATTGTTGCCGATCGTGGACACGACATCGTGCGTCATTTGCTACGCGGATGGCGGCAAGGTCGCGATGTCGAACGGTACCATTCTTTCCGGCGCTCTGGCCGACTCCCTGACCGCGCAAGGGCGCAAGAAGGGGAATGTCTATCACTTCGTGTTCGGGACGTTCGCGGGGGCTCAGAGCGCGTCTGAACTCGTCCAGAGCGTCGCACAAAACATCGGACCTCTGCTGTAAAGCGCCATGGCGAACACGATCCTTTCGAGCGCACTTTCGGCGCCTTCCCTGACCGTCACCAGCGATGCGACAGCGATCAACATCGCACAGGCGTGCGGCGTGTCAAAGGTCGTGATAAAGCTGCGCTCGAAGATTTTTCGCCACAAGCGGGAAGACGGAACAACGGTTGTCGATGCGCGCGTTGTCGAGCCGATGGTGACGGAAATCGACGTGTTCGCGCCGACGCTCGACAGTCTCGCCATGCTTAACTCTGCCCTGCTCGATCGCACGAGCACGTACACAATCAAGTCGCGCGGCCTGGTGCTTCGCAACATGATGATGAACGAAGCCGCGATCAAGCAAACTGCCGATATGTTGTCGGCGAGCCCGGTCAGACTGGCATTCAAGGAACTGTTGACGCAGAACAAAAGCAGCACGGGCCAGCAGACCGTTGCGCAACCCGCCGACTCGACACTGATTGACAAGGGTCTTCAGACGATTTCTTCGGCGGTGCAGTCTGTCGGGGGATTGGCGGCGTCCATTGCCGCGACGGCCGCTTCCGTGATCGTTCCGGTTGTTGGCGACGCACTGGTTGATGTCTCTGGCGGTTCGTTCGTTCTCGATTCGAGCGTGCTCGGATGAATACGATCAAAGGGGGCGCGTAATGCCCGGCTCAATCCTCTCAACCGTACTCGGTGCGCCTTCTTTTTCGGTTACCGACGATTCGACCGGTTCCGCTATCTGGACGGACCTTGGGATAGTCGACGTCGAGATTACTACGCCGTCTGACAACACTGATCAGCCGCTGTCTAACCAGCAGATTAATGATTCGACGGTCTATCAGTCGATCCTTTCGGCGGACATCGCGAGTGTAAAAATCATTTCGCCAGACCGCGTTCGAGTGACGGCGTTGTGCTCCGACTTGTCGACCGTAAAGAGTGTAATATCCTATTTCAGCAACCTGACAGCAACGATGTCGATCAATACCAAGTCGGTAATCACGCGGTCTATGGTGATGTCCGAATGCGATATAGAGCAGTCAGGCGAAATGATTTCCGCCGTGCGCATTGTGGTCGTTTTCGAACAGGCACAACCGGCCGAATCTACCGGTTACGCACCCGAACAACCGGCCGACGAATCGACGTATGGAATCAGCATCGCAAACCCGCCTTCTGTCGTTCCCCTCGCCACACTCACGAAAGCTATTTCGGCTGCGGTCGGTAGCATCACGCCTATTGTTTCCGGCGCGCTTATCGACGGACTTGGGAACCCCTTTACTCTGGATACGAGCAGACTATCATGAGCACGTCTAACTATACGCCTGGTCAGATTCTAACCGCAGCCGCGCTTAACGCTTCGTTCGACGCAAAGGTCGACGCGGCGGAAGCTGCAATCACAGGCGGTACGATCGCGGGCCTTACGTCCCTTCAGATTACCGGAACAGCCGATTCGACGTCACCAGTTACCGGCGCGCTCACGGTCGCGGGAGGCGTGGGGGTTGAACTCGACATGCAGGTCGGCGGAGACGTCACGGTCGAGGGTGAGGTGATCGCCAACGCCACGACCCAATCGACTAGTAATACGACAGGCGCAATCGTCGTGATTGGCGGCGTTGGTATTGGCGGAAACGTCAATATCGGCGGCTCCGTTGGCATCGCGGGCTCGTTGACCGTAACCGATCCGATCGAAGCTGCCAGTACCGAAGACTCGACCAGCACGACGACGGGCGCAATCATCGTTGAGGGTGGCCTTGGCGTCGCTCTGTCGGTTACGGTCGGCGATAACCTTACCGTCGGCGAGACCCTAAACGTGGCGGGTGCCGCGCAGATAACCGCGACGACTGATACGACCGGCCCGACAACGGGCGCCCTGATCGTTACGGGTGGCGTCGGTATCAGCAAGAATCTTCAGGTCGCCCAAAAGGTCACTACCCAAACCGCGTCGGTCGCTGCCGCTACCGCGTCCACTTCTCCGTCAACCGGCGCGCTCGTCGTTACGGGTGGCGTCGGCGTCGGCGGTGCAATCAATTCGACCGGTAATCTTTCGGTAGGAGGTACCGCGACGCTTGACGGCGCCGTTGATATCGTGTCTGCGACCGCGTCAACTTCCCCTACCACGGGCGCCCTGATCGTTGCGGGCGGCGTAGGCGTAGGCGGCGCGATCAATGCGTCTGGTCTCGTATCTTCCGACCATGTAGCGACAACGAACGCTGCGGTCGCCTCGACGTTTGCGGGTGCCGTAGACGTGACCAATGCTACGGCTTCCACGTCGCCGACGACAGGTGCCCTGATCGTCGCTGGCGGCGCTGGCGTAGCTGGCGCGTTGAATGTCGCTGGCGGTGCGACGATCGGAAGTGATACGACGATTTCTGGTTTGATCGGCGCCAAGGGACATTCCAACCTGCTCTACAACAGTACGGGTGAATTCGGAAATATCGGCTGGACCGGTACCACGTTCAGCGGTCAGAACGACGCTACGGGCGCGGGCGGTTCTATGTTTTCGAACATCCTAGCGCTCACGACTGCAGCAAGCGACGTCTCTCAGAACATCCCGGTTGGCGCAGCGGTCCCCCTGTCTCTTACTGGCGATATTCTAACCAGCGGTGTGACCAGCGGAACCATCGCATTGACGTTGACGGCCTTCAGTTCGGCAAATGCCAACCTTGGTACGGTGTGCTCAATCACACTCGCCAACGGAACCGCCTTCACGCGCGAGACCGCCACCGGCACGACACCGGCAAACACCGCGTACGTACAACTGACAAAGTCGATTAGCGGCGGGTCGGTTGCAGCTACTGCGTTGGGGGTTGGGTTTAAGCGTATTAAGATCGAAAACAGCGCGTTTGCGACGCTCTATTCGCAAGAGGCGTCGTTCGCCGCGACATCGTCCATGAGTACGGCGAATCCAACAATCGCGAGCGGCCCGCTTACTTTCTCGGACGGATCGCAGCAGATTAGCGCTGCATCGGGAAAGAACAAGATAATTAACGGCCAGTGCATGTTCGCGCAACGCGCCGCAGTAACGATTGCAGGAGCGCGCGTATATGGCGGACCCGATCGTTACTGCGGCGCGGTCAACGGCGCGGGCGGAAGCTACAGCCTTTCTTCTGGAACCCTAACTTTTAACGGTGTAACGTACAGTACCGCCCAAGCTTCGAGTGTAAGCGCAGCGTCTAGCTTTTCCGGGACTAATAACTGGATCGGAATCACGCAACAGATTGAAGGGTTCAACTGTTACGATATGGTTGGTCAGCCGATATCAGTCCAGTTCCTGTTCACGGCAAGCATTAGCGGTACTTATTCCGTTTCACTTTGCGACAGTACATCAAACTTCAGCATCGTAGGGACGTTCACTGCCGTAGCAAATACCCCGAA